TTGCTCCTTTTCCATTGCAAGGGCTTGTTGAATTTCATTTTGATGTGTTATGATAAAATCATTATTGCCATATTTTGTATTTAGTTTCTCAATTAACCACTCTACTGCGGTCTGCTTTTTCTCTTGTGTCATAGGTCTTGTTGTTTTTGTTGTTTTAGGGATTGAATAAGATATTCAGCGGTTAAACCAGTTTCTCTGCTTTTTTCTACTATTCTTATAACATCTTCATCAGTCCACCTGTACTTCTCTTTGGCTTTTAACCCTATTGAAAAAGCTCTTCTAACTATTTTTTCAGATGTTAAACTTCCTGTTTCATGATACCAATAATTTATCTCATCATTTAAAAGCTTCTCAACCTCATCTTCCACCATTTCGTTGGCTTCACCAATATGGTCTATCTTTTCGTTGGTGTCACCATGATGATTTTGCATCCATTTAGCACCTGCTTCAAAACCCATTTTTAAATCTTTTTGTCTTTCTTCTTTTAATGAATGATTTGCATATCTTTCAGCAGCTTCTTCAAGTGTTTCTTGTGTCATAGGTATTGTTGGTTTTAAAATATGTAACGAATTGTATTCCATGGAATGATTGAATTATGTAGTTCAGTCCATTCTTTAATGTATTTTGCTTTTAATTCATGCTTATAGCGAATATTCTCTCCACCATATTGCGATGTCTTATCTTCTTGCAATTCTGGTTGCCATATAAACGATTCTCCTCTATTGCCATGCAAAACATTATATTCATGTTTTTGCTTATTATGTGTAAGAAATATTACTTCAGCTTTTACTAAGCTTTTGTAGTTTACAATTTTATCTACTTGTTCAAATAGCTTTTCATATTGTTTTAACCAACCATTTGTAACAATTACAGGAGAGAAGTTTATATGAACATCATAACCTGCTTCGATAAATGAATTAATGGCAATAATTCTTTCTGTAATTTTGCTTGTATTTGGCTCTAACCAATAAGCATAATTATCAGGCATTAAACTAAATCTAATTCTGATCTTTTTATTAGAATTATAATGAAGCAAATCAACATTTACATATTTTGTTGCAAATGAACCCATTGCTTTAGGGTGATTTTTGAAAAACTCAAATATGGCTTTCCAATCATGAAATTTAGCATGTAAAGCAAAATCCTCATTACACGATATGTCATAAGTGATATATTCTTCGTGTGTTTGATTTGGCTTTTCTACATCTGCAAATGCACAGTGATTATTAATTGCAGTTAATATGTCATTAGTATTTTTTGCTACATCAAGACCTGTATGTTTGTGTCTTTTCATATAGCAATAGGAGCAATTGTATAAACAACCATATCCAAAGCTTGGAGATATAAAATCTGTGCTTCTTCCGCTTGGTCGTATTGTAAATGTTTTGCGTTCTACAAATTCTATCATGATATAATTGTTTAAAGAACAAATAAAAAAAACCCCATTGCTGGGGCTTTTTACTTATTTTAATACAATAACTGCATCTTGATAGAATCTTACACCTTGTATTATGCAATTATTTACAAGATTTGGTTTGTTTAACCGCAAATAATCATCTACAACTTCTACAGATATTTGCTTCCATTCATCAGGAACTTGTGTCCAATCTGATATTTCCCATTTCCATACCATTCTAGTATTTTTTGGTTTGGCAGATTCTAGTTCCGTTTCTTTAGCAAGTATTTCTTCTATTTCCGTTGTAGGCAATGCATCAGTGCTATCAATATTTTGTATTACAGAATTTGCATTCATATTGATAGTTTCATTTAATGCATATTCAGCATGAATCATGTTTTCCATATCTTCATCTTTTGCATTCATTTTCATAATAATGAATGATTTCTTTTCTAATATGGCTTGCAAACAATTTTCTTTTAATTCTATTGAAAGATCAGCAAGTTCATGAAACAATTCTGCGGCAGGATATTTATCATTAATAGAATAATATAGCTTATCACATTGTTCAGGCGTCTCACAGTTTATTGTTTTTTCTGTAATGTCAGCCTGCATTTTATGCAAATAATCTTTTATCTTATTAATTCTTTCTTGCTCTTTGCGTATTTGTTCTTCTTGTTCTTGCTTTAATTTTTCTAACTCTTTTTGTCTTTCAATTTCTTTCTTATTAGTGTATTCTTTAACAATATCTTTTCCACTAATAATACTTGGCTCTAGCAATTCAGTTAATTCTTTTGCTTTTGCATCAATCTGCCTGCCAATATCAAGTATAGGAGCCTTTAATTCTTTTCTTTTGGCTTCTATAAACTTAAGTATGTCATTGGCTTCTCCCAATATTTGCAATGCTACATTAAGCGCATCATCATCTTCTACTGATATTGCTTGACATTTAGTGCCATGCAATTGTGCTTTTGCTTTTAAGGCCTCAAATGCTATGAGGCCTTGGTCGATTTTTTCAATGTTGTCTTTCATTTGTCTAGAATTTAAAGTTTTGTTGGTTTTGTTCTGTTTGTTGTGTCCAATCTGTCAGTTGAGTAAACTCTTTAATAAATCTCACATTTGCTGTGCCAAGATCACCTTCTCTATTCTTAGCAATTATCAATTCAGCTTTTCCTATTAGCGAATCTCCATTAGCATCTTCTGTATATCCATAATATTCTGGTCTATATATAAATGTTACAGAGTCAGCATCCTGCTCAATACTGCCTGATTCCCGAAGATCAGAAAGCTTTGGTCTAGGAGGATTACGCTTTTCTACTTCTCTTGATAACTGAGACAATAAAATGACAGGCACATCATTTTCTTTTGCTATTTCTTTCAGCTTTTTAGAGTTATAGGAAACTTCTTGCTCACGATTGCCTTTGCTATCATCATCACCCATTAATTGCAAATAATCAATCAGAATCATATCTACATTGCCATATAATCTTATGGCTTTAGCTATTCTTCTTTTAATCATTCTTATAGTTATTGCAGGAGTGTCGTCAATAATGATGTTATTTTTAATTCTGCTTAATGCAGACATCATTGCTTGTTCTTCTATGTAATTTATTTCTCCTGTAGTAAACTTTTTGCTATTAATTTGTGTTAACTCTGCAACCAATGCTTTTACAACTTGCGTAGCTGTCATTTCTAAGCTGAAAAACATTGTAGTTTTTGTATTCTCAATACTTGTCTGCCTAAGAATAGATTTTATTAACGAAGTTTTACCCATGCCTGGTCTGCCGCCAACAATATTTAATGTGCCTTTTCTAAAGCCCATTATTATCTTATCATAGGTATTAATGCCGGTAAAGATAGATGTGGCGGCTTTCTTATTACCTGCATTTTTTACTTCATCAATAAAATCTTTCTTAATATCATCAATGTCTTTTGACTTTTGTGCCTGTTTTATTTCAGTCAATTTTTCTACCTGATTGATATGGCTATCTTGCAATTTTAATATATCTTCTGTCTGATCGTAGCATTTGCTTACCATGTCATTACAATGCTTAATCATTGATCGTCTGATATATTGTTCTTTAACAAGCAATGAATGATGAATATAGTTTATTGTGCTTGAATTGTTTAACAAGTCAATAATATAAACTATACCATTTTTTACATTTAACAATTGATTTGTTGCAGTCAATTCATTCTTTACTGTAATTGTGTCTATTGGTTTATTGGCTTTCCATAAACTCAATACAGCTTTGTAAATTGTAGAATTTGAAGGATCATAGAACATATCATGGCTTGGCAATATGCCATGGACAGATTCTATTACTTCCGGCTGTTCCAATATGATGCCTAATACAGCTTTTTCTGCATCTAAATTTGCAATTACTTTCATGGATGTATTTTTGTAGATTGTATTATCATTGGTTGTATCGTAGAATTTTGTTCAACAGGAATAGAATAATCATCATTCCATTTCTGATATTTTGGATTTAGCCATGTCCTTGTATGCTCTAAGTATTGACCATTAAACTCTTTGAACTTTACATACTTCTTGGCGGCATCTAGCAAAGTATCTCCATCAACTATTTTTCTAGCTTTAAGATATATTTCTTTTGCTTCTGCCTTGCTGCCTACATGAAATACTTTCCAAAATTCTTCAAACTCTTCTTTTGATACAGTAAAATACTTTTTCCACTTATCAGTAACGCTATTGTTCAAATCTATTAATTGTTTACTCACTAAACTCTCATAAACTAATTTGAAATAATTAATGTCATAACCTAAGTTAATACATATATCTTCCAATTGAATTTTAGGGTTTTGATAAAGTATATCCATTAATACATATTGATCTGCATTAAGCTTTAACTGATTTCGCACATAATGATCTACAACTGTTATGGCTTTTATTCGTGGCTGTGGTTGCTTTGATGTTATCTTCATAATCTTATTATTTAATTGATACAAAGAATAAATAAAAAAGCATAGTGCAGTTTTACCCACACTATGCTTTGGCTTGATTGTAATTATTCAGTTTCTGTTTGCTCTGATGTTTCAACAGGATTCTTAGCATTTTGATATATGCCCCATATAATCCTATCTCTAATCTTTTCTAATTCATAAACTGCCGCATCTATTCTCATTCGCTGATCAGCTGTAGGCAATGATTCTTTAGCTTGTTTCCTAATTTCTTTATCAGGGTGTCCGCTAATAAGCTTTTTTAACATTGGCCATTGCTCTCTTACTTGATTAAGTGCAGTAATTGTATTCTCAATCATAATAAACTCAGATTCAGGAGTAACATCAGCCTCAAATTTATATTTATCATCTTTAATAAATATCTTATAGTTTAATGTTCCTTCTAATACAATATCATAAGTTTCTTCAACTGTATCGGTTTCTTCATTTACTACATTTTTTACTTCTTCATTTTCTTCAATCATTTTTTTAATTTTTAAAGGTTTCCAAATGGTAATTTAATATTTGACTTTTTTAATGCTAATCTTTCTTCAATTTCTTTCTTTGCTCTTTCAACTTGTCCTAGTGTAGGAGTTACAGATACATCATAGCCATGTATTCTAAGCCATTCAATATCTTTTTTGCTCCATGTAGGCTGAGAAGATATAATTTCAGTAGCCATAGCTTTATTATAATCTATGTTTGCTGTATCATATCCAAGCTTTTCAAGCCATAGTAATTGTTTGTCGGATGCAGGTTCAAGGTTTCTGCCGCTATAATAAACCTTAACTTCTGGCAATTGAAACAAATTTACTTTTTCATCACGGAATGTCTCAGGTCTAAACTTTCTAGCTTCGCGTTTCTGAATAAGTTCATCCTTGTTCTTTTTATTAATAAAGATTTTGTTTTCAATAGTTTTGCCTTCATCAAGAGTTAATGTATTTACTAGTGTATGTTTCCTTGTATTGTCTACAAAGTCTAGTATAATACAATCTTTAAACTGACCTTTCTTTAACCTTGTACCTCTACCAACGCCTTGCATAAATACCCTGCGTGACTTTGTTGGTCTTGCTTTAATCAAACAACTTACCTCTGAATAATCAAAACCAACAGTAAGCACCATTACATTAATTAAACCTAGAAGTTCTTTATTCTTAAATTTTGCAATAGTTCCTTTTCTATCTTTTGTAACAGTTTCATCTCCTACAACAAAATCTACATTATAACCTCTATTTTTAAATGTATTAGTTAAGTCAATTGCATGTTTTACATCTACACAAAATGCCATAAATTGCCTGCCTAATGCATACTTTTCATAAGAATCTACAATAAGCTGATTTCTTTTTGGTGTATTAACAGCTTGTTCTAGATCTTTTTGATTAAACTCTCCTGCGGTAGTTCTTACTTCATCTAATGATAAATCTGTTCTGATTCTGACAGCATCTAGTTCGCATAAGTGCTGATCTTGAATACCTTTTTCAATAGGATATTCATATAAGATTTCATCAAATAGATTTGTCAATAGCATTCCATCTGTACGATATGGTGTAGCAGTGAGGCCTAATAATAACTTTGGATTAAAATGATCAATAACCTTTTGCCATGTTTTTGCACCTGCAAGATCACATTCATCAATTATAATGCAATCAAATGTATTTGATGGCAAATGATGTAATCTTCTATGTATGGTTTGAACAGAAGCAATAATTAATGGTTCATTTGTATCCATTCTTTCAGCTTTAATAATACCAAAAGAATCATTTATAAGCTCTTCGATATCATCAGCAAAAAAATCTTTTTTGCTTTTTTCATATTGATTTTTAAAATCAATTACATCAGCATATATTTCTAATTGCTGTTCTATAATAGATTGTTCAAATTGATTTACTTCAGTTAAATATTCATAAATTAATGCTTTTGCAGATTGGTCAATAAGTTCTTCCGTATGTGTTAACCATAAGATTTTCTTAAAGTTATTTGCACTCATTGCCTTAACTGCTGTAAATGTCTTGCCTGTACCTGTAGCCATTACTAGCATACCCCTTACAGTATTTCTAGAAGATGATACTTTTTTTGTTACTGTATCAATTGCTTCTTGTTGGTATTCTCTTATTTCTTTCATAATGTAAATTTAATCATTGTGGTTAATATGGACAACAAGAAAATAAAAAAACTGACTAGTGTTGATAAAAAAACCCGGAGTTACCCGGGTTTCTTTGTTACACTTCAAATGGTGGAGGCAAAAATTCATCATCATCATTTTCAAATTCTTCTAAATTTGACTCTAAAGCACTTGGTGGTGATACTTGATCAAGCATTTTTACAAGATATTCTTCTTCAATCTTTTTGCATTCTTCTTGATATACAGGATGCCAAATTGATTTAATTTCATCTCCAACCTTGTAATTATTTCTAGCATGTTGCCTATACTCAGCTTCTTCGTGCGGAAGCAATTTTGCAAATGGAGCAGGTGCTATTTCATTTGTTATTTCTTTTTCAATTGAAAAATCAACAAATGAATCTTGATCTTCTTCCTTTTCAAGCAACTTATCTTCTTCTTCAATTGTTTTAATAGCATGAGCAATTGTTGCTTGATCCTCAATTGATTCGCCAAATCTGCCTACTAATGGCTGATTTATAGCATTAATTGCTTTTATCCACTTTTCACAAAGAATAATTCCTTCTTCTGCTTCTTTGTAATTAGATGATTTAGAAGATAATGCCATAGTATACACAGCTTTTGCTTGTTCATATTCTTTGTTTGCAAGCAATTGACTAGCATCCTTACAAAGTTCTTTGTAAGATTTTGTAGACTTTGATTCTTTTGGTCTTTCAACAATTCTTTCTACTGAAATTCCTTCTTCTTCAATAAATTCAATAGCATTTCCTACTAATTCGCTTACTGAATCAATAAAGAATTTTTCAAGCAATTTTTCAGCTTGTTTACATGTCTTGGCCTCAACGCCGATTTCTAATGTGCAATACAATAATATATTGCCATTTGAATCTTGATGATACCGTTTTTCAATTCTGCCTTTTGATTTTAGTTTTTCTGCAATAATTTCTGTTAAGTTTTTCATATATGATTTATTAGTTAACAAAAAAAAAATAAAAAAGCAGAGGATTACTCCCCTGCTTCTTTTAACCATGCTGTAAATATTATCAGCTTATTTTTCAATTCTTGCAGTCGCTTTTCATCGCGTATTTCTAATGGTTTAGATAGTTCAATAGCCATTAATTCGTTACAAGTGATAAGCTTTGTCCGAATAAACTTCTTTTCTTCTATACCCATTTTGCTACATATTTCCTTCATCAGCGAAGCTATAATAATCTTTTTTAGCTATAATAACATGGTCTAATACTTCAATTTCCAATAATTTACCTGATTCTTTTATTCTTTTTGTTAAAGTTATATCAGCATCAGATGGTCTTACATTGCCAGAAGGATGATTATGAACAAGAATAATAGCAGAAGCTAATTCTTCTAAAGCACATTTATAAATTATTTTAGGATCAACTACCGTTCCGGCAACACCGCCTGACGATATTTTTCTAAGATTTATAATTTCATTTGCTCTATTCATTAATATAATCCAAAATTCTTCATGTTCTAAATCTGACATATAATCTCCAAGCATATCATGAGCATCAGAACTTTTAGTAATTTTCTTTTTGCGCGGATAAACTTTACGTTTAGAAATTTCAAAAGCTGCAATCAATGATGCAGCCTTTGACTTTCCTAATCCTGGTATTTTAGTTAATTGACTTATTGATTTTCTGCTCAATACTGTCAAATCACCATTTATTGATTCATATATCCTTTGACTTGTTGTATGTTTTTTGTCGCCAATAATTAAGGATATTATTTCTATGTCTGATAATGAAGATGTTCCATTATTCATTAATCGGTTCATTGGTTCGTGTATCTGCATAGTCTTTGTATTGTTCTTTAAAATATTCATCAAATGTATCTAATGCTTTGGCATTGAATCTTGCAGCATACCATGAGTTAAACATACTCCAATATTCATCTCCTTTACATTCTTTAGCAAAAGTTATACAATGTGTTATTGCTTCAATAGCAACTGTCTCTTTAGGGTATTTTTCTTTTATTTTGTCCCTAAATTCTGACATCATTTTAATTGATTGATCAATTGGGGTTAATTTTAGTTCTTTTTTCATCTTTTCCTATATAACAATTATTACATACTGGCATATAAAGATCATTGGCTCCAATAATCTTTTGCTTTTTGTCATTTGTCTTTCTTAAAGATAGGTTACCTGCATTCTTACATTTCATGCAAACAGATGTTAATTTATTGATTTTGGTGGCTACTGATAGCAAAAATGACATTGTTACAAAAGGTTTGCGTTCATAATCTAGGTCTAACCCTGATATAATGATTCTTTTGCCTAAGTCATTTAATGCTAATGCAACCTCAAATAGATGCGCTTCAAAGAATTGTGCTTCATCAATAGCTATTACATCATAGTTTTGACCATAATGAAATATTTCCTCAATGATGCTTACTTTTTTAGCTTCTATTTTGCTTTCATTGTCATGAGTAGCAATGCCATTTACTTCATCAGGATACCTGCTTTCAATAGTTGGCTTAAATACTATACATGAAAGTCCGGCTATCTTTACTCTTTTTAGCCTCCTTATCAACTCTTCTGTTTTGCCTGAAAACATCGGGCCACATATAACTTCTATCATAATAAGAAATGAAGCCCTATTACAGGGCTTCTTTGTAAACTTCGTAAAATCTTAAATCAAATAGTCGTAAACCTAAATCGGTATACTTAACTGCAACTTCTTTTTTCTTGTTCTTGGCGTGTTTTTCTCTGAATTTGTGCCATTGTTCTGAAGGAGTGTGTCTGTAACGTGTCTTGTTCATTTTATTGAGTTTTAAAGTTCAGAAAATAAATAAAAAAAACAAAGAAAACCCCGGTTTCCCGGGGCAATGTTAAACTTTCTCCTTATTTAATAAAGTGTATTTGTGCTTTAATTTCTTTATTTCTACTTCATAGTGACTCTTTTCTGCACTTTTAAGTTCTAAATATTCATGAGCATTAATTTCTTGCTGACGCAATTCAATTCCATTGTTAATTAATAAATAATACTTGTCTTTGCCATTTAAGTCTGTAAAATGCACTAATTTGAATAGATCCTCCATGTTCATTGTTTTTAAGTAATTGTTTATGTTGATTTAAAATATTCATTGAATTTAGATAAGCTTAAACTAATATAATTTTCATCTGCTATAAATACTATAACAAATGGTCTTTCGTTAATATCAGCATCATCTATAACTATATATTCATATTGATAATCTACTTTTATTCTATTAAATTCACTATCATCTGGCTTTCTTATGCATATACATTTATTCTTCTTCATATCTCTTATTAATTGCTTATTAAGTAATGTGCTTACTTGATTTTCAATAATTCTTACTTTTTCCTTATAAACACTACTGCTAAATAAAAACGATTTAAAAGTATTAAGGCCATAAGGCATAATACCTCGTTTACATCCTATGTATCCTGTAATAATATGTTGACTACGAGGAAGATATATATTGCTTATGTAAAAATAAGCATATCTAGCTTGTGTATATTCTTCTTTGCCACTTTTTATTGAGCAATCGACATTAAAAGCTTCATCAACTAGTAATTTTACTATAGAATTGATCATTTTCCTCCAAATTTCTACAACAAATGAACAATTTACTTTCAATATTTCCAAATAAATAATAAAAAGCCTCATTGTAATGAAACAATGAGACTTTCTAACTTTAAAACAACATATACATCTTAAAATTTTTAAGACAAAATTGAAATAAAAAAACATCTTTTTGCTACAGAAATATTATAATATACCCTAGTTTTTTTATTTATTTTTTGTATCTTTAAAACTCTTATTATGATTAGTAAAGAAAAAGTATTAAGACATATTGCAGAAGGTGATGCAATTTGCACAGGAACAATGCGATCTGACAACATACAATTAGATCGTTGGAATCTTGGAGATTATGTATTTCTTGTAACAAGTCGCAGGTTTTGGAATCCAACTCCTAATGCATATATCTCAAAAGTATATGATAGTGATTATCTTATTCGCGTTGAAAAGCTAACAGAGCTTGGCACAGAAGTTATTGTAACAGCATAATGCTCTCTCTATATGGGTCCCACAGCCATGCTAAGCGTAGTATGGTGAGCAACAATATCTAGCAGGCATACATAGGTATTAAATAGTGGGCTTTTACATAGTCAGGTAGCGGAATTGGTAGACGCACAATGATGGTAGCAATGCCAGTTGTCAAAGACTTACAGGTTCGAATCCTGTCCTGACGCTAAATCCTACTGAAACTACTAGTATGGTTTGTAGGTAAAGACCCTCGGA